GGTAAGTCGTCTATAATAGAATCCACAATCTTTACATTGTCCATATCAGATTCAGATACCATATCCTCAAACACTTCAGAAGTAGACTCACCTCCTGTTGAAAAATAAGATGTTTTGTTAGGATAACCTAACCTATGGCTATCTTTTTTCATCCACCTTGCCCAATCTTCTAATATGTTCATGAGCCGAGCTATTCTCATTTCTTGCTTAACCCACCCAGTATTGTTCCCCAGTTACTTGCTTTTCTTGTTTGCTGTGGTGTCATAGCTTTGGGCATTGAAAATCCATAATCCTTACTTAATCTATCTAATGCTCCTGCATGAACTCCTGCATAATCTGCTATTCTTTTTCTACTGGCATCAGGATTCTTTGCTATAAACTCTTTTGCTCTTTTACCAAACTCATCATACTTTTCTTTTGTGTATTTCATTACGATATATCCACCTCTCTACATACCCATTTGTTATTTTTCTTATGCCACCCTTGAACAAGTAGCACCCAATTTGCTTCTCTTAAATGATAGATAGCATCACTATCTTCCATCTTCTTTACCCTTGCACTAATGTTGCTATAGCTAGTGACTTGGATTCCTACTGTGTTGCCTTTAATATCTACTGCTAGTAAATCTATTATCCCAAACAAGTCTTGCCGTATCTTGGCAAATGCGTTCCATCTCTCTACGATAGCGACTAAAGGGTAATCACCACTATCCCGTAGCTTCTTCAGAGTCCTTTGCGTTGGGCTTATCGCCATCTTTTTTATCCTCCTCTCTGACAACATTGCCTTTAAATATTCTATTCCATGCTTCTTCTAATTCTTCGTCTGTTATATCTTGCTTTCTTCTACCACTACCCTTACCCATCACAATTTCTCCTTACTTTACATACTTTATGTTTATCATAATATCTTACGCTGTTGTTTTTCATGTCTATGTTTTTAATTTGTGTATCTTTTGGTAGGTGTATATATTCTTTTTGTAAACATTTGTATTCCATTTCAACTTTGTTTGGGTCTGGATAGTGCAAGTCTACATATAAAACAGCTTCTTGACAGCTATTGAACGACCCAACATATTGCCAATCTGTTAAAGGTTCTGGTGCTAAATTGATTATCATTACAAATGCAAACTCAATCATGATTTACTCCTTAAAGTTTCCTTTAGTTATAATCCTTCCTGTTAGTTCATGTGCAATATTAAAATCTTTTTTATTGTAAGTCATTGTAAATTTATATCCATCATATATAAATTGATGTTCTTTCCATTCATCTTTATTCTTTTTCAGTGCTTCTTTTCCCTTCGCCATCTTCCTCACTCCAATATACATTAACTATCGTTTCACACTTTGGGCAACTATACTGACTCCATATTAAATATTTACTATCCATATCATCATCATTGTCCCAATCATTTCCCCATATCATTTTTACATTTTTACATTTAGGACAACTGATATTCATTTCTTCTCCTTACAAAAACCTGATGAATTAAACTCTCCCATTTCTGTGTTTAAACAACACCACCATTTTCCATCTGAATATATTTTTGCTTTCTTTTTACATGAATGGCAAACAGGATTACTTGGTATTTTTATCGGTTTTACAAATGCCATGATTTTCCTTTATGTCATACCAATTAAACGAACAATACCATTTCTTATCACTATCCATGAACATAGCATCACGACCACATTTATGGCAAACAAACTTATCGCCATATAAAAATACTTCTTGTTTATTAATCTTCGTCATGCAATTCGTCATCAATCCATTCATCTTGCTTGGCTTTAACTTCTAAAAGTTTTAGTTCTGTTTGATGAACTTTAATCATTTGTTCAAGATACCATATTGCTTTCTTACAGTCATCTATCTTGTCAGTTAATTTTTCTGACTTCAAACCCTCTCTGCTAATATACTTGAGAGCATTACCTTTGATGTAGCCATAGAACTCATCTTTGCTCATCTTGGCTTGCATATATTCTATTGTTTCTATACCCCCTTTCTTGTAATGGTCAGGGTTTATCGTATCACTCATTTCTACTCCTTATAATCATTAGTATAAACTAATACATTGTTCACTCTGTTTAAACTTACTTTTCAATTAAAATAAAGCCTTGATTAACCAACAAGGAACTTAATTATGTGGACAAAACCATCAGCTACTGAAATGAGATTTGGCTTTGAAGTAACAATGTATGTAATGAACAAGTAAAAAAAGGGGGCGTTTAGCCCCCAATCCCCCTAGTTAAAACGGCACATCTTCTGACACTTGGTCAAAACTTTCTTTAGCTTGTGGAGAAGTTGTATTATTATTACCCTCATCTTTAAAGAACACTTTAGTGTTACCTAGTATAGCCCCTCTCGTTCCAGCTTCTCTTTCTTCTGCTGTTACTGATTGAGTAACCATACCATTGTTATCATATTGGTCTTTCTCATCTAAATTAACAAATGCGGTTATGTTTAAATAAGTGCCTTTCTTACCATCAATAAGTTTAGCCTTATCAATCTTTGTTACATCTATACTTGCTGAAATTCCTACTGTTGCCATTAGTTATTCTCCTTAATAAATTTAACTGAATCCATGACCTCTACTGCAAACTCATGAATATCTCTTTCTAGACGACCTATTAAATCATCATCTCTTTCTACTCTTTTGATAAAGAGCTTATAGTCATCAGGGAAGTCAGGGTGATAACAAACAAAGTCACACCACTTCCTACCTGTGCAAGCCATCTGCCACATCATTTGATGAATATATCTTTTTGGAATTACTGCGTTCTGCAATATCTCCGTATGTGTTGTTGCTTGGGGACATTTAATTTCTATTAAGCCCTCATCTCCTACCATTCCATCAGGACTAGCCCCTGACATCATGACTGTTGGGTGGTCTACAAAACCTTCCTCTTTAACATCTACATCTTTAAGTAGCCCTAGCTTTGCTATATAAGCGTTTCTAGCCTCATCTTCATACTCCACACCATGTCGCATTGCCTCATTCATAAATATCTTTACAGGCTTTCCTGTCAGTTGCTCGGTAATGAGTTGTGTTCTATACTTTCTTTTGTATTGGCTCTCACCATTCTTAACTTTAACAATCACATTATCTACATTACTAGCAGTGACCTTACCGACCCTTGCTTGAAACCACTCTGGCGACCTTTGTTCCATGTTTAAACATCCTTTTTAATTTTTTCTATAAATGGCATACATAACTTTCTGTCTGCCTCGTTTAAACCATTAAAATATTGTCTAGCCGTAGCTACACCTTGCTCTTTATATATGTTCTCTATGCGTTCTAGAACATCTCCCTCTGGTAAATCCTCACCTTGATAGATATATAAGCCAATACCATGTAATGATATAGCTTTTGCTAAACATCTTTGCATAGCAGTATTAAGTTGCATAGCATTAGGATTCTTAATAGCTTGGTTCTTAAAATCTATTACAGGTAATTGTGCAGTGACATTCTTACCAAATGCCTGAACTGTGCAGAACACCATCATACTGCCATCAGGTAATGTCATAGGGTCTGCATAACCCCATGTTGCTGATTCATCATGTTGCAATAAAGTATCTACTGCCCATGCCCATGATAGGTAGGTAAACTTGCCTTTTTTCTCTGTATATTTACTAACATCTATCTTTCTTAACTCTGCGTATTTACTCATGACTTACCCCCAAATATTTCATTTATAATTTGTTGTTTGTAGGCAAGTTGAGACATCTGTTCCATCTCTTGATAGTCTTTAGCCATTTCTTGTTGTAATTGGTCTTGTGATTCTACTTGCTGAACTGCAAGTGCTAATTCTGTTGATTTACTCATGGTATTTCTCCTTTCTTGTTAAAAGTTAATATACTTTACTACTGTTAATTTTGTTTGTCAAACTTTTATTTACTTTATCCCAATTTTTAGATTTATAAACTTTTCCATCTCTACTTATTGCTTTATATTCAACATCTTTAAAACTTTGTTTAAACGCTTTAATAAACTCATTAGCAGTTAGCATGGTCTCTCCGAAAATCTCTGTTTAAACTTGTTAAACCAAAAAGAAAATGTCCCCTCAAACGGATGATTTCTTTGTTTCTGAACCATCAAGTATGAAGTGCAAGGGTTATCACCTTCCTCTAATTCCCCTAACATTTTTGCCTGTTCTACATCCTTTCTCCTATGCAAACAGATAATATTGTCTGTTAGGTTTCTGATATGGCTACTCCCTAAAATATGTGAAGCGTCAGGTATCACTGTTTCATCTGCTAATTTTTTAGTATGAGCAACCAAAAACACATGAATGTTAAGGTCTCTAGCAAGGCAACTAATTTTATTAATAAATTTTTTCTGACTTGCATAATCATCTTCTGCAATGCTATCTACTTTCATTAGACTGTCTATAACAAAGACATCACAATCATGAACATTTTTCCCAAAGTGTAGACTTGCAACTAAATCATCTTCAGATGTTGTTCCTTGTGCATTAAATAACCACAATTTATTTTTATACTTTTCACAAAATTCCTCAATATGTTGGTCATTAGCTTCTCTGATTCCTGTCTGTTGAATCATTTTTGCTATCTGTATAACAGGTCTCATCTCCATACTTGCTACTAAAACATTTGTATAGGTCATTAAGTTAAGTAATACCTGTGATAAAAAAGTAGTTTTTCCTGAACCACTACTGCCTGTCAAAATTGTTACTTCCCCTCGCCTTACTAAAAAATTACTATCCTCATCAGTTTTTTGAAAGCCTAAAGAAAACCCAGAATTTTTCTCATTACGATAATAGTTTTTTACATCATTTACTAAATCATCAGTCGTTTTTACTTTAAAATCTGTTTCTTCTTCATAAAAACCACCCTCTTGCAAAGTTTTTCTGTTAATAGTCAACTGCTCTACAATGCTACCGACATCAGTTTTCATAAAGCACCTCTGATTTGCGTTGGTGATTTAGGATTATCATTCCACCTTTCTTGATTAATGATAACTTCAGGGCTAGGGTTAAAACCCTCTATCCACTCTCTTGTTTTTTTCATAGTAGCAGTCCAAGAAATAATTTTTTTAGAAATGTCATCTAGTTTTTTTGATTTCCATTTTTCTAAACAACCTTTCTTATTTACTTTTCTTTTTTCAGGTAATGCTTCCCACCATTTTTCAAAATCATTAGCAGTGCCTTTTACTACTTCAGATTTTAAAACAGTCAGCATTGATTCTTTTTTTAAGTCTTGCTCTGTTACTTCATAGAACCAATTTTTTGCGTTTAAACTAGCGTATATTTTTTCTAGTTTTTTTTCATCTTGTCTTAAACGAAAAGCACAAGATTTTAGGTCAGGCAATACACCATTAAACTGCGAGGCTAAATCCCAAGCCTCTCTTAAAAACAGTCTTTCTGTTTCTGACAATTCCATGTAAGTCACATCATTTAAAATATCGCCACCATACATTTTATACCAACTCATTTTATTTTTATGTTTGTAATGTTGGAACTTGTCCCAATTTTTTATTTTAAACATTATTTTTCCTTTTTATGTTTAAACAGATTTAGTTAAATACTCCTTAATTTCATACTGTCTTAATTTTGGAATCTGTTTGTTAATAAACCATTTTGAAACTGCCTGTCTACTAATTTGTAATTTGTCTGCAATGTCAGATTGATTTCTAAAATTTTCTAGCAGATATTCAAATGTAATTTTTTCCATTTATTACTCCTTGTTAATTGATTGAGATGTCATCTTATGCTGAACAAAAAAGATTGTCAAGTAAAGTCTGAAATATAAACATCATCATCACCCATATATATATTCTTTTCTAATCTTATCTTATCTGTTATATACATTGTCTAGAGGTTGTCTAGAGCTTGTCTATATCTTGTCTGTTTAAACATATAAATCAATAACTTAAAAATAATAAATAAAAAGGTTGACATTTATTTACATAGTATGTCATTATGTCTTTACATTAATAAAAAAGGAGATTAAATATGAATTGT